CTACAACAATTGGTCGAAGCTCCAACATTTGAGGGAACTCCTCAATAGATTTTACTAACTTCTTAAACTTGTCGTCCTTTATTAAACGTGGGTTCTTTGGATTCGTTTTTACGTCCGAAATTTTAACCTTCAGTACTTGCATTTTCGTCTTTATATTCGTTTATTACTGACTGCAACCCGTTGACTACTTCACGAACGCAACTTCCGCAACTTGTCGGTTGCATTCTTTTATTAAATACACGGTTATAAATTTTAAGTAGTTCGCGTTGTTCACTTGGTATAATAATGTTTTTATTTAGAACATCGCTTTCGCTTAAATATTTGTATTCGTCTTCAGTTAAACATTTTGGTTTTGCGTATTTAAAAAGTTTGTTTAGTTTTTCTTTTCGTTCTTCGCACCCGCAGTCTTCGCCTAATATCCATTTAGCTACTTTTGCAATTTTAGTTACTTCTAAAACTTGTTCAATTGAGTCTCCTAAACCCGTTGCTTTTTTCTTTGCCATAATTTCTATTTAATTAGTTCGTAATCTTTGTTTTGGTAATCTTCGTAATTCTCTTTTATGTTTTCTTTAATCCGTGTTTTGCAATACTTCAACGTGTGAAAAATAGAAGTAACGCTTATATTAGTTTCCTTGCTTATTTCCCTCATTGACATATCGGAATCCTTGTAAAGGTTAAATAACATTTGGTCGTACCAGTGCCAATCGTCTACTATGTTTTCAACTTGGTTCAATAAGTAATTAAATGATTCGTGTTTTTCTACTTCTGGAGCTTCGTCCGCTAACATCGCGATTGAATCTAAATCTACTTTTTGCATTTTGTTTGCTTTATTAACGTGTTGTAAAAATGTATTTTTGAGCGCCAACCAAACATAACCCTTATTTAAGTTTCCGTTCGTGTAAAGTTTTTCTTCGCTGCCCCATTTTAAAAGCATTAAATAAGTTTCCTGAACAATATCTTCAGCAAAGAAATATTCGCCAAATGAATTGACTACCTTAACCCAGTCTTTATGCTGTTTTACTATTTTGTTTATCCATTCCACTTGATAAAGTTATGATTAATTTTTAATCAAAGTAACAATTAATTTTTCAACAATTATTGGTTAATAAAAAACCCCTCGTTAAAGGGGTTGTAAACTTATTCTAGTTTCAATCGGTAAATATACTTGTCAATTTTCTTTGCGGTTTCTAAACTTACGTCTTTTCCAGCTAAAAACCTGTCTATATTATATTGGTGAAATTTTTCCCCTCTACCTTTTATTTCTTTTACTACTTGGTTTCGTGTTCGTGTTTGTAATGCTTCGCGCAAATAAGCGCGTAGGCTATAATCGTCAATTAACATCGGTCTAAATTAATTTCGTTGTCTGTTAATATTTCGTGGAACTTTTCTTGAAGCTCTTCAATAAATTTGTATTGGTCGTCTCGTAATTCTCCGTATTTTAAAACGCTTCGAATTTCTTCTTTGATTTCAGTTAGTGCGAAATACATTTTTGTAGATTTCATCGCGCAATCAAATTCAAATTGGTCTTCTGGTAAATTAAATTTTAGTGTTGCTTTCATATTAAAATGGTAAATCGTCCGAACAATCCAAAGGAACTTCTTTTAAATTAACCGCACCCTCAACCGCGTTAATTTGCCAACCCTCGATAGTGTTGAAATATTTTATTTCACCCGTTGGACTTTTCCATTCGCGCCCCCTCAAGTTAATGCTTACTTCGACTTGTTCGCCAATGTTGTTTTGCGTTATCAACTCCGTTTTGTCTTGAGTAAATTGGATTGTAATATACTGCGGAAATTTATCCTCCGTTAATAAAACAACATCTTTACTTTTGAATTTTTCGCTTACTACTCTGAGCGCGCCTACATTGTGAATTTTTCCCGTTACTTTCATTTTTTAAAATAATTAATTGTTAGTGCAATAGTGCAAACCCAACCCCAAACAATTGCTGGGGTTAAAAGTATTGTTAAAAGTATTATCATTTTAGTTTAAGATTAAATTTATTATTAATAATGCGCCTGACACGTAACCCAGTGCCAAAGCAAAAGCCATTTTTATTCGTTCGCTCCAAAGTTTTGACTCGACCATATACCCTGCAAAAGGTAAACCGATAAACGGCGCTATAAAAGAAAAAAATAACATTCCGTAAATGTTTGCTTCAGCAACGCTTCTAATATAAAACGTCGATACAATCTCGATAATTAAAGCGGAAATAAAAATTATTACGTATTTCATAACTGTTTTATTAATTCGTTGTAATATTCGCGACATTCTTCTATTCGTGTTTTGATATTCTCGATTATAATATCGTCTTTTGCTATTTTAAACGTTTTTAAGCGCTTTTCTTTCGGTATATGTCCGAATGTATGCTTTGATTGTACAAACGCTCTTAAATCCAAACTTTCCTCGATTAAATTTGCTTTCCAATGTTCGCGCCTAATTTCGTCTTCTACTATTTGTAATGGCGTGTCAATTAAACAATAGCAAAGTAACGATTCTTCTTTTCCCGTTAGCCACATATAACCCTGCAATTGGTAAAGATAGTCTTTGTTTTTTAGTTCCGTATCAAAAAACGGGAATGTTGTAGCGTCCCAACTTGATTTTACGTCTAATAAAATTTCATTCGTGTTTACGTCTGGCGTTCCCGTAATCCAATCGTTACTAAAATGTTCTTCGTTTTTATAGATAAATCCTAAATTCAAAACGTCGTTACAAAGTGCAATTGATAGTTCTTCGACTTCGTTCCCTTTGTCCGTGTAACGGCTAGAAAATTCTTTGCGTATGTTGTAAACTTCTTCAACCGCTAATTCTTGCAAGTAAGTTTTAGTTGTTTGGCTTAATGTTTCCCCTTTTGTTTTGGGGTTCGTCATTATTTTGCCTATTGCGGAGCTTCTTATTTTCATATCGCAAGGGTTTTTAATTGTTCTGGCGTTAACTCAAAAGTCTTTGTAAGTTCGTCCATTGTGTAACCGCCTTCGCTTATTGCCTTAATTGCCTTAGCAAGTCTTTTATCGTCAATAGCAACCTTTTTAGTTTCGTTTTTTGCTTCGGTCTTTACTTGTTCGCCACCAGCGTCCGTATCTTTGTCCGTTACTAATCCAAGCGCACTAGATAAAGCGTAACGCCTTAAATAAGTTATTGCCGAACCCAAAACTTGAAAATCATTCATTCCCTTTAACGCTACGCCCTGCGGAATGCAAGTTTTACTTTCTAGTGTTTCCCCGCTTTCAACGTGAAAAACGATTGTAATTAAGTCCGTGCCGTGAATCAATTGCGTAAACCCTAAGCCGTGCTTTTTTAGTAGTGGGTTAATTACTTCAAAGATTTTCGGCAAATCAGCGTACGTGTAGCCGTAACCTTGCGTCGCTTTGTGAATTGTTGGAACTTCTTGTTGAAATTCCGCTAAACTTTTAAATAGATGTTTCATTTTTATTGGTTTTATTGGTTAGTAATTATACGCAAATATAATGCTTTATTTTAACATACAAACTTTTTTTTAATTTATTTTTAAAAAATCTATTATCGGTAATAAAATTCCTTTGCTGGTGTTGTTGTCCCCGCCTAAAACATCGCGGTTAGTTCCTAAATATTTTCGGCAAAGTATCTTTAATTCGTTTTTTTCTATTGTAATAAAATGTTTTTCGCTCAACCAATAAACCCAATAATGCGCTTCGCTTGTTGCCAATCCGCTTGGTTTGTTTCGGCTTTGATATTCAACAAAAATATTACCCGTTTCAATTGCCCTAAAATCCCGTTTAACTTCTATTTTTTTTTGTAATAATTCGGCTAATTGGTTTTCGTATGTTTGTCCAACTTGTAAATCAAATCTAAAATCGTTGTTATGCTTCATTTATTTTTTTGTTTATACGTTTCAATTATTTCTTTTAATTCATCGCGTGTATATTTTCGTGTTTCGTGTGCTTTTCCTTGTAAATCAATTAATCGTTCCGCTCCAATTCTTTGTTGAATTCCTATCTGGTAATTTAAAAGGTTCCCGTGTAAATATTGATTACAATAAACGCATTGCGCGTGTACGTTGTCTTCGTTAAATGTAACGGCTTTATGTCCGCCCATTGAATAATAATGTCCAGCGTCGAATTTTTGCCCTAACTGAGTACCGCACGAAATACAACCTTTGTTTCGGTCGCGGTTTCTTATATAACTATTGAAATACGTTTGAGCTAATTTTGTAAGTTCTTGAACGGTTTGTAATTTTTCTTTTAATTCGTGTTTTCGTGTTTTCCATTCTTTTTGCTTTGTGTCTTCAATCCATACTTTAACGCATTCCGATTCTAAGCAATATTTTTGATTGAATTTTATAGGCTCAAAACCCGCCTTGCAATTTTTACATTTTTTCATATTAAAAATTATTTGCTTCAATTTCGTTTTCTAGTTCTTTAATCTTAAATTTTAAATCTAAGTTTAAGCGCTCCAACCTATACGCGCTTTGAGAAAATTCCCTTGATTGTTTTTCCATAATTAAAAAAGTTGTTAATACTTCGCTTAGTTCGTTTTCAGTTTCCAGCATCGAATTTATTAAATCGGTTCGGTGTTCGTTTTTTTCTTGTATTTCTTTTCTGCTAATTTCTAACTTCAGCAAAGTTTTTCTTAAAATCGTTCTGGCTTTTAAAATTTCTATTTCCATTTTTTCGTGTTTTTATTGGTTTACAATTTGCTTAGTTGCGTATGCTTTTTGATATACGTTCGGCGCTGGGTTCGTTTGTTCAAAGTAACTTAATCTCTCTTTGTCAAACCAAATTTCAATCATTCCAATATTACCATTTGAACGTGGTTTAATTTTATTAAAGTGTATTTCGGCAAGGTTAAACGTTGGGTCTTGTCGGTGTACGGTAATCATACATTTACCACTATTAAACCATTCCGAACCGCCTTTTAAATCGTAAGGGACTGGCGCGTTTCGTTTTCCGTTTTCCTTCTCAGTTAGCTTTGGGTGTATAATCGTGTGCAAATGTAAATCGTTGTCTTCTGCTATTTGATTGCGGTAAGGTAAAACATATTCTAAATATTGAGCGTAACCGCCAAATTCAGCGTAAGGGTGGTTTAAATCCTTCCAGCTATCAATAGAAGCCGTGTGTAATTCTCCGTGTTTTTTTAATTCAACCGCCATATCCCAAAATTGAACGGGTGTTAATTTCGCCTTTACGTCTTTTTTAGTTAGAACTTTAAAGTGGTTTAAAACCCAGTCAATTGCTTGCGTTATTTCTCTATCTTCAATTACGTTTCTATCCAAAGGATTAAAACTTTTGCCCGTTTTTTTGTTTATTAAGTCTGCTATAATTTCAACATTCGTGCCTACGTCGGGAAAATAAACTAAGTGTTTCCATCCGTAAAATTTAGACGTATTCATTAAACATTCCATTAATACTTGAGTTTTACCACTCATAGGAAAACCCGTCCAATCAGTACAATTTCCCAAGCTCATTGAATAATGTTCGTGCATTTTTTCAAAACCTAAATACTTTCCTTTTTGATTGTAAGTGTCTCGATATTTAAACAAGTCGGTTATCACGTCGCCTGCTTCAGTAATTTTATATCCATTTAACTCCACGGTGCTTTCCATTTTGAGGGTTCGTTTTTTTCTTGTATCGTTTGTATTTTGTCCCAAAACAATCCTTGCCATCCTTGTTCGATTGAATTGTTTATTACAAACTTACATTGTTCATTTGTGTAATTTTCCATTTTAACTAAAATAGATTTTATGCTTTGTTGTGTTAAAGTCTTTTTTATAGATTTTCTGTATTCAATCCAAGAATCTAAAAGAACTTGTTTTTCATTCTTTTCTTTTACTTTAACATTATCATTAACACTAACATTAACACTATCAGCTATTTTTGCTATCGGTTTTATGCGTTTGCTATCGTTTGCTATCGTTTGCTTTTGCCAACGTACGTTTGCCCCAATTTTTCCCGCTTCGCTACGTTTGTTAATTTTATCATTCCATTTATTTAAGTCCCGTTTTAAACTTTGTTTAATTGGTTCAAAAGCAATTTGTAATATAATATCGTCCGTTGTTGGTTCTTCATCGTTTACATACGCTAAAAGGTGTTTAAATAATTTTCCCGCGTATTCGTCTGGTAGTTTGTCAATCATTGATTGAATGTCGGAATATAAAATAAACCCCTTTTTGTTTTCTGCCATTTGTTAATTTTTAAGTAAAAAAAAACCCTTATTAAATCCGTAGCAATCGACCTCTACTTCATTAACAAGGGTAATAATTCCTTTAGTTCTTATAATGTCGATTGAGAACTTTTACAAATATAACTTTTATATTAATACGAAAAACAATTTAGTAGTTTTTATACTGATTATTTTTTAGCCTGCATTGAATAATTGATAGTTCATTCATTGATTTGCAATTTTTAATATCTTCAACTAAATTCCTTTGAACAAATATTATTTCTTTACCAGCGAATTCCTTTTGAAGCTCCATTGTGTCAAGTAAAAAAAGTTCGTCTTGTTGCTTTTCAAAAAATTCCGCCATTGATATTCCGTAAATTATCGTAGAGTGGTTTAAATCAAACATTTCGGCTATTCGTTGAAATTTTATTCCGTGTTTTCGCAGGATTACAAATAAAAACCAACGTCGATGTACTATATAACGATACCTTGTTTTTTCCCTTAAATTTTGTTCTTCGATTATTTCTTCTATTCTTGATATCATAATGTTTGTATTTTTAATATTAGTTCTGGGTGCAAATCCATTTTTAAAATAGCGTGTTCGCGGTCGAATGCTTCTAAAATTTTTATTCCTATTCGTTTTTTTCCGCCTTCAAAATAGTTGTAAGTTACTTTAAATCTTTTCATCGTTAAAGGTTTTATTATTGTTAAAATCCTGCTCGTTTAAATAGTCAAGGTAAAGCGCAATATTAAAACTTCCGCCTTTGTCTTCTTTTACTGATTGATTACGCCACCACCGAACGCAAGCCATAACGTTTGGTCGAATCGGTGTAAATTCGTTTTCTTGTATCTTTTGTGTTTTCATTTTTAAGTTTTTAGTATTCGTTAAAATAATCGGCGTCTGGTCTTTTACCTTCAATCCATTCCATTAAGCCATAAGAAAAATAATCTTCTGAAATTACGTCTTCAATCTTTGATTTTACTTCGCGCATTTCTTCAGCGTTTGGAAAATACGGGTGTCGAACTCCGTTAATCCATTGTTCCCCGTCTTCGCAATAAACATCTATTTTGGTGTCGCCCTCGTCAACGTGGCTAATAAAGCTCCAACCGAAATTAATAATAAATTCTACGCCGTCAATTTCTTCGTGCAAAAGTGCGGTGCCTGTTTCAACTTCTAAATCTTCAATTTTCATTTTGTTTGGTTTTAAAGGTTAGTAATATAAGATAATGTATAAACGCCCGCCCAGAATAAAACGAACGCAATAGCGGTGCTTAAAATGTCTTTATGCTCGTCTGTTAGTGGCGTAAAGTAATAAATAAAGTTGTTTAGTTTAGTTTTCATTTTGTTAATTTTAAACGTTCCATTAATTCATCGATAACAATCCATTTAGCAGCAGCTCGCTGGGTGTCTTCGTCTGCGTGTCCGAACGCGTCGCGGTTTTCATCGTAGTTTTGTTTTAACTCGTTTGCGTAAGCTAAAATAATTTTAATCATTTGTTCTTTGTTCATTGGTTTAGTTTTAATTGGTTATTAAATAATTATATACAAATATAAATAGTATAATTCTAATAAAAAAACTTTTTTAAACATTTATTTTAAATAATTAACAAATTTATAATAATTCTAAATAATAACGTAAAGGAATAGCCTGAATTTATACGTGAGAAATAAGGAAATAACCTTAAATATACTTAACAAAAAGCGGTTAAAATGTTAGTTATATTGTACATTATGCCACCATTCAAGCTATTATGTTGGTTTAAACCGTCACAAATATTGGTATAATTAGGACAAAAAATGTCCTCAATTAAAATATATGCGTCAATCTGGCAACTTGTCCAAATTCTTTGTGATGAATAAAACCTTCAACGGCTTTTGGAACGCCTGTAAAGCCTTTTTTGTAGTGCCAAGAATCCGTTCCTGAAGGACTGCGTAACGTTTCAAACGTACATCCGATAAAATCCTTGCTTGTTTTGTGGTGGACGTGGTGCGAATATATGTAACGGTGTTTTGTTTTGCTCCATTCCATTGGGAATTCCGAAGCTAATAACAAAGGTAGGTTTTCGGCTTTTGCTCCGTCCCCGTGCGTTGTTCCGATTAGATTTTTTCCGTAAACAAATGCCTTGCGGTGTTTCAAGTCTACGTTAAAACGAATCGTACTTTTGTGAAAATGCGCTTCAATTAGTTGCATAAGAAAAAACCCGTGTGTTAAATCGTGGTTGCTTGGATTATAAACAACCTCGACTTCAGCAAAAGTTAGTAATTGTTCCAATAAATCAATATAAAGGTTTTTAGCCATTATAAAATTCTCAAACCAAAACCCGTCGGTATCTTGTGGCGTTCCGTTTGTTGTTGTTCGCTTCGTGTTGTCGGTATGTAAAATATCGTTTCCAGCAACGAATAAAACTTTGTCAATCTTAAACCCTTGAGACTTGTTTATAATGCCTTGCATTCCGTCCTTAGCACGTTTAACGGCTATTTGACTATTATAGTCTTCGCCAACCTCAAAAACGGAACTTAATTTACCTATATGTAAGTCCGCAATATCAATTACTAAAAGGTGCGAATCATTCGTTTTTTCAAACTTTATTTCTTTGTATGCTGGCGCGTGGTTTTTTACGGCTTCAATACATTCCTTTTTGATTAATTCTAAACCTTGTTCGTCTTCGCTTTTAAAGTTTGGGTTTTTAAAGAATAAACTTGCTTTGTCGTTTTTTAGCCATCCGTGTTTTACGTCTGCGTCGTTTATTCCAATAGCATCCGAAGCCTTTTTAATAGCGCGGTATTTTTGTAAAACTTCGGCTTCGTCGGCGCTTAGTCTTGGGCGAAAATTGTTTATCAAACTATTTGTCTTAATTTATCAAGTAAACGTAAAAGGAAAAATAAACCAACTCCAGAAATAAACCCCCAAAGGAATAAGTTCCAATTGCTTTTTGACTTTTTGTTTTTAGAATCTTTGTAAATGTATTTATACTTTAAAACGTCTTGTTTAACTAATTGCGTTTTGTATCGATATTCAATCCTTGTTTGCCATTTCGTTTTTGGAACGTAAACATTCTTAAAAAAAATGATAGTATCTTTTGACGTTATTAATTTTTCCCAATAAATTGTATCGTTTTTTATTACTGCAACGGAATCAATACTAACAACGCGTATCGTGTCGCTATCCGTAATCAATTTTAAACCGTGTTTAAGCGCTTTTCGGTAGTGGTATTGTACCAAGCGTTCACTTGAGCAACTAAACAGCGTTAGAACGCTTAAAAATGCAATTACTTTTATCATAAGTTTTTTAGCATTTCAATCATTCGCGGACAAGGGTAAATATCGCTTTTATCGTGCCTTACTGAATTGTGAGTAAAAATCCCGTTTTCGCCTTTTAAAGCTCGTTTGTCGATGTCAAAAATTGAATCAAAATAATCTTTGCTTATTCCGTAGGTATCGCATAAATAAACCAACAATTGTCGCGTGCTTTCAATTTGTGCGTCCGTGTATTTTTGCCACCAAATATGCCCTTTGTATTTTCCGTTTAGTTCGGTTACTTGCGAACGGTCAACTCGACCGCCTACGTAATTAATGAAATATCCGTTTTGCTTTTTAAGCGGTCCGTAGTTACAAATTTCTATTCCGATTGATATTTTGTCTAAACTGCGATAAGTTACGCCCATTTCCGCGAATACTTCAGGTTTTAATCCTAAATGATATGCCCAATGTTTAGAACTAAATAATTGAACGATTGTTCCCTTTTCGCCAATTACAAAAGCCGTCGCAACTTTGCCCTCTTTTTGTTGAAAATATTTAGCAACCGAAATTGGGTTTCCACCTCCTGCGGTATGGTGTAAATAGATTTGTTTCTTTGGGTGTTCTTCTTGTAAAAATTGGTCGTTAGATAATCGGCTCTGAACTATCTTTGTTATGTCTAATTCCATTTAAATCGGTTTTAATTTCTTTAGCACGCGCGAATAATAACTTCATTGAATCCCAGATTGAAATTCCACGAATAGCAATATAATTTTCATTGATTGAAATACACTCGATGGAAACCAATATAAGCGAAAGTATCTTTGTCAACATTAATGGAACTGAAAAGAACTTCATTATAATATCGTTTAAAATAAAATAGTCTATTAAGTAAAACCCAATTACCGCAACTTCGTAAAGAAATAATTTAGAAACAACCGCCGAAAGTTTACGCGATGTAATTTTAATTTTTAGTTTTTTAGCTTTCCAAAGTCCCGTTAAAGTATCGAGTAAAATAGCGAAACCAATTAAAAAAAGTATTCCCGAAATAGGCAAAAAGAACGCTCCAACAACCCCAAGTAATTTCATAAACGATAAGCGTATATTTGCTATTAATATAAATAATTGTATTTTCATTTTTTTATCTGGTATTGGTCAATAAGTTGGTGCGTCAAAAAAGCGAATAAAGCAACCCCGCCAAACTTCAAAAACAACGCTTGTTCGCAAAACATTGCAATTGCAGTTAAATAAGCAAAAGCAAAAAACAATAAAGATAAAGCTCGTAAATGTTCCATTATTTAATTGGCTTTAATAAAGTAATTCCCGCATAAGTTGTTGTATAAATTGAACCCCAACCAATTATGGCGTTATAATTTTGTCCCCAACGAACTAAATTATTAACCGCTTGACCCCAACCATTATTTTTCATTTTTTATTTTTGTTAAATAGATTAATAATTTTTTAATATTTGTTTCTTTTGGTTTGTGCTTCTTTTTCATATATACCAACCCGTAAAATTATTTTGTGTACTTGGAAACATATCCGCGTTTGAATTATTATTGTATTCGGGGAATAAACTATTGTTAAAATTTATATAAGTAATAAAACGCTCCGTATAATTTTGCGCTATCATTCGTTCCTTTTCAACTAAAAAATCTACTTCGTTTTTATCTACGCTTGTGGCGTTTTCGCTAGTATGTTTAAATACTCCTTTATTAGCTATTGTATAAGCCGAAAACGGCAAATATTCAACCATTGCCCAATGTATTAACATCGGTTTAACGTACGTCGTTAATAAAGATAAATAAGGGTTCGCAAGTGTGTTGTTTATTATGTCGGTTTTAATCTTTTCTAATAAATTTGTCCCCAAGTAATTTTGAATGTGTATATCTTGAGCAACCTTTATCCATTGTATAAAAGAATCCGTATCAATATTTCCGTTAAGTGCGGTAAATTTTACGATGTCGTTTCTTGAAATTAGTAGTGCTTCTGCCATTATCTTGTAATATTTCTTATTGGTTGTGGGTTACTTGGTAAAAAACCATAATTAGGCATATCTACGGGACGCTTTGCAACTAAATCTGGGTTCGTTATTTTGTAGCCAAATTTTTCTGCTTTTGATTGTGCTAATTTTTTTGTGTTTTCTTTTATGTCCAAAGCCGTACCCGATAAAACCGCGTACACTTGCTTATTCCATCTATGGTGGCAATTCCCACCGCCTTTGTATAACCAAATTGAATAAGTGTCTGAGCCACCTGGTCCCCAACCTTCGTTTACAATTTGAGAACCCATTTTTAATATGTCTTCTTTTCTATAAATCTTATTAGCTAAAACCATTTGACTACAAAAATCGCGGGTATTACCTTCTCTTGTTAAACCAACATATTTGTACCTTACTACAAATTTAATCCCGTCAATAACTTTGTCTTGCTTGTCGGTTATATTTGGGCGTGCCTCGCCCGTTGAAACTAAATTAACTATTTTAGATAATAAACTTTGTTTAGGTTCTTTGCTTAATAGGTTATTTTCGTCATCGTCATTATCGTAATCAACTTCCTTTTCGTCTATTAATAACCAATTTTCGTCTGCGTCTTCGCCCATATCAATTAACGCCTGCGCTAAAGCGTCGTTCTTTGGGTCTGCGCTTAATTCCGTTCCCGTTTCTTCGGCAATTTGTTCTTCCGTTTGTGCGTTTTCTAAATCCGTAAATTCTAATGGTTGTAACGTCTTGAAAAATAGTTTTAAACTTATTCCGTTAAAATGTAAGATAGTGTCGAACGCGTCTAATAGTTCTTCTTGGAAAGGTCGTATAACCATATTGTCAAACAATACCGCACTATTTTTTAACTCGTCTGCATTTGAACTAAATCCGTTTGACGAAGCAACCCCAAATAATAAAGGACTTGTAACGTTATGCCCAAGCATTATTTTACGTAAACATTCTTCGCTTAAATAAGTGTAATGTTCTGGTGCGTCGTTTAGTGGAATATCCTCAACGGTTGTTTTTGATTCCGAATTATCGTTAAAAGCAATAATTACTTTTTGTCCTCGTGAACCCGTTAATTTATTTAATACTTTTTGACTAATAATTGATTGTTGTTCTTCGCTCGGCACTCCGTTATTAAAGTTTACCACTTTAGTACCGCTAAATCCGTTCTGTACTTCGTTAATTAAATAGTCGCCTATTTCTTGCTCCAATAGTGCATAGGGAACAGCCCCTTGATAGTCTGGATAAGCATAGTATTTCATTCCAACCGAATAAGGTTTAGAATAAAGAATCTCAACGTTATCTTTTGAAAAACCAAACGCCGAATAACGCATTGGCGGAAATTGTCTTGTATCGTTCCAATTGTCCGAATAATAATAACCTGCAATTTCTCCTTCTTTATTGCATTTTTCAGCGCGTAATAAGTTAACAGGTATATGGTATGCTTTTAATATTTTCGTTCTGTCTTTTGAGTAGTGTACCTGAATCGCAAATTGTCCAAGCATCTTGCGGTCAATAATCATTTTGCGTACGTCGTCGCGTGAAAACAAAGTCATCATTTGCGCGTACTCGTTTACCTTTTTAGAAGCATCTAACGCACCCAAACCACGTCCGTAAACCAATCTGCAAATGTTATTTATTATTGCGTTATTCGTCGTGCTATTTGTGTATCTATCAATTAAAAAATCAAAGTATTGCGCTCCGTTTTCCGTTAAGAAATCAACCCAATTTTCGCGGTTAGTTTCCTCAACTATTGGGGTGGTGTAACTCGATAAATTAAGTACGTGGTAATTATTCATAGATTATAAATTCGTTGTTTGATGTGTGCGAAACATATTGTCCGTTATTTACTGAAAATAACTGCAAAGGTTGGTCGGTGCAAAATGCTTTTTCTAATAGTAATCTATTCCCTGCGGCATCTTTAAGTTCAATCATATAAAAACGATTTTCCGTAAGATTAAAAATTGCTTCTATTTGATAAAAGTAACTTGACGTTCCTTGCGAAATAATCGAAACGTTTGTAGTTACGTTTTCGCTTTCGTCCGTAATAAGTAAGTCCGTAATCGTTCCCGTTCGTGGTGTACAATTAAAGGTTTGGCTTAATACGTTTTGCGTCGTTAAAACTATCATATTAATATAATTAGATTTTCTTGTTTTTGTTTCATAAAAAAAGGGTTGAACGAATCCAACCCCCTTTTAGTTTTAACCAATAAAACTTCTTTTTATACCGTAATTATCGCGTTGTTTAACAAAGTTGCTAAACCAGCTTCGGTAGTACAATCAATGAAATTAGCGGGTACCGCTTCCTGTCCCGTAAAAGTCAAGGAATATCCGTTCATATCCCCAAGCGCCGTTCCATTTCCGATAGTCCCAGCTGTTACGTCCATTCCTCGCGTCAAACCAGCCATAAAAAATTGATTTGCGTTTGTTCTAACAACTATGTTAGGTCGTCCGTAAGTAAGTAACTTTACTTCTTTGTGCGTTTGAACATCTTGCTTTTTTAAAGTAATCGACAAAACTTGCTCAAAGAAAGTTGTTCCGTTTTCCCTTGAACTTGTTATAGTTGTTTCAAAAGAATTTGTTCCTTTTAATTCAAATTTATAAATCGGTGTTCCAGCCGTAGTTAAAGCAATTGCCGAAATTTCGTCTGTTCCTGCATTGTAGGTAACGTCCGTAATTGGGTCGTATTCTCCGTAATTTAAAATGTAAATTGCTTGTAAACCGCCGACTACGTCTTTACATTGCTCCAAACGTCCGTGTGTGATATCACAACTCATAATTTTTTTTTTAGTATTGTTTATAATAAGGGGCGGTTACCCGCCCCGTTAAATGATTATCCGTAAACTACGATGTCTTCAATTACTCCGTAAGTTGCACCCGCAGCCATTCGCATAATTACACGTACGTTTTGTGAGCCGTCGATATCCGACATATCAATTGTGCGTACTTCTTGGGTATCCGAAAGCAACGAGCATCCGAAAAACAAGTTAGATGTTGTTGTTGCCATCATTGAATTATCTGGCAATCCGTTAGCCATAAAAATTGGAATTCCGTTAAAAGATAAAGCTCCATTTGTATACCATTGCGTACCTTGAGCGCCAATACCAGCGTTAGCTTGTGAAGCCAAACCAATTGCACCGAAACCACCTAAAGCGGCAACGTATGCTTTTGCTACGTTTTGAGAAACATAGATTTTTAAATCTGCTTTTCCATAAAGTGAAGCGGGAATAACATTATCTACTGATTGCATAGCGGCTAATACGTTACCAGCATTAATTGCACCACCTGCGATATTTTGTGCAATTGGCAATAAAGGGTCTGCTTGTGCGGTTGTAAACAATCCGTCGAATTGTCCCGAAACTGCACTTGAACCTTGCCATAAAGACACTTCGTTAGCTTCAGCAACTTGAGCGGCTACGTGTGCAATTAAGTAATCAGAAAAAGACTTAGGCAATACGTCAAAAGACGAAAACCCTTGCTCAATTCCCAACCAAGAATCGTGAAATTGTGACTTGCACAATTGCATATTAACTTGTAGGTCTTTAACTTCTAAAACTCTTTCAGTTAAAGTAACGGTTGCATTTTGTTGAAAATCACAACTTGCATTTTCTAAAACGTTCGCAGTTTCTACACGTTGAATAACTGACTTAAATTTAATGTTCGGCATAACGGTTACCCCGCCATTTTCGATTGTTGGTGCGCTTAATAAAGCTGCGCTAATGTACTTACCAGCGAATTGACCTGCATAGGTATTCGAAAGTAGTGGAAAAATTGGATTTGGCATTTTGTTTTTTTTTAAATGTTAATAATTATTTACTAATTTTTTCTAATATAGAATCCATTGTATTGCGCGGTCTTTTAGAACCGATTTTGTGGAATTCAATTTCTTTGTTATTCTCTGGGTTAAAACTAATTGGTTTAATGTCCGAAAGTTCGGTCGTATCTTTTGCGACTGCATCAACTTTGGTAAGTAATTCCAATTTAGCTTTTAACTCTTTATTTTCTTTTGTTAATTTTTCTATTTCACTAAAGAAACTTTCTTTTACGATTGATTCAATAGTTTTCTTTGGTGCTGTTTTGGTTGCTTTTGCTTCAACTTCTTCTTCAACAACTTCTTCTTCTGCAACTGGCGCTTCTTCTTCTTCGGTTGCTTCGGCTTCTTTATAGTCTGCAATTAAACCTTCTTCAACAACAACTAAAATCATTCCGTCCTCCATTTCGTATTCTCCAATTGGAACGGGTATTTTTTGCTCGTCTTCAGTTATTACAAAAACTTCGTTGTCCATTTCGAACGCGTCCGCTTCGATTAGTGTAACGCCGTCCGCCATTTTTCTTTGTTCTAACTTTACGTCCATTCCAAGTAAAGTTTTGATTTGATTAATTACGCTTGTTTTCATATTTGTTTTTTGTTTATATTATTTACCTAAATTTTTAACCGCATCTATTGCATTATTTATTGAATCGTTAATTTGACTTACAAAATCGTAAGTATCCATTA